ACGCTCCAATCTGTTATTGACCTTTACGGCGATGCCAATGGGGAGTGCCAGAAGCTGATTAATTCTGGGTTTAATGCTGTATACGAACCAACTCGTGCTCATATGACTCTTTGTGCTTGATAAATATATATGCAAAAACTTTGTGATGTAAGACAAACTTTCTTAACAATTTTTAAAAACGCCAAAATAAGATTGTCATTTGACCCCGGGGTTTAAGAAAGGAAGTGTCATTTGTCAGAATAGGCATAAATACCTGGTTTCAGTCTCTAAACGTACCAATTTAAATACACTCACAATGAACACGATGATCTACACAATCCTGTTCTCCCTACTTGCAGTGGCTTCCGCCGACAGGCTCAGGATTATGAACAACTGTGCCGCTGACTTTGAAATCAGTAGCATTTACGCCCCGTCTGGAACCGGCATCCTGTGTTTCAAGATGAAAAAGATAGCGGTAGGCAATCAGATCGTGATTGATAACTTCTTCTACGACGAAGATGTAGTGCTTCTCAAATCATCTGCGAAGCCTGATTCGAATAGTTTTACTTATATTGACACACTTCGGAGCTTGATGAGAAATGAGGATGATATCGGCGGAGAGTGTGCCAAGCTGGTGAAATCCGGGAATGTTAAGGCATACTCGGTAGAACCAGGAGTCCTTCAACTTAACCTTTGTGCAAACAAGCCACCTCCTACCCCTCCTTCTCCCAAGCAAAACACAATCACAAACAAATGTTCTAACAAATTTGAGTTTGCTCAGGTCAAGGTCAACCCCAGGATTAACGTCGCCTGCTCTCCCAGCATCATCATCCTCGGAGGTAAACAACTATCATACACCCCCGTTGGCACACCGGGATATGTGATCATCAAGACCGCGTCTACCAAGGATACCCCTAATTTCAAATACCTGGGGACGCTCCAAGCTATGATCGACCTTGAGGGCGATGCTGATGGGAAGTGTCAGAAGTTGGTGAACTCTGGGTTTAATGCTGTGTATCAGCCAATTCGTGCTCAAATGACTCTTTGTGCTTGATACTTATATGATTTAAGAGATATAAATATAAATCTTAAAATCAATCTTGTAACACATGAAATATTTACATGAAATAAATGTTTCATTATAATAGTTGATGGATCCTACAATAAACATCAAAGGATCTTCTATGAGAGTAACGGGAGAAGATCATTTGCGATTTGCAAGGCCGTCAGAGATTGGGTTGGACGTAAAAAGGTTTTATTGCAGTTTGACGCCCTCAGAAATGTCTTATGATTTTTTGTATACGCCCCCAACAGGCACATTAGATATACAAAACCCAGACATTCAGATTCCATTGAGCAAGCAAGCAATAAGCTCTGTAACAGATATACAAAAAAAAGACATTCAGATTCCATTGAACAAGCAAGTAACGGGAGCCGCATCGGAAGGGACGTTTGTCCAATTATTGTCTCGCGGTCCACAAGATGTTTATCTTACATATGTTCCAGAAATGTCATTTTTCAAACGTATATATAAAAGATATACTAATTTTGCAATAGAGCATTCTGAGGAGAAATTTTCTACCACCGTAAGATTTGGAACAAAGAACACGATATCATTATCAAAACGTGGAGATCTTGTGGGATCGATGATCTTGAGAGTTGTTTTACCAAATCTTAATATAACAGGAGGAACATGGAAACAAACAATTGGATATAACATCTTAGAGAAAGTAATTCTTAGGATTGGCGATACTATAGTGCAAACAACAGAAGGATTATGGCTCGATATTGACGACAAGCTATTTTGTCCCGACTCTAAATTGGCAGGATTAAACAAGCTTGTGCGAAGAGATGAAATTCTTGCGACAAATACATCTCACGAATTGTTAATTCCGTTGAAATTTTTTTGTTGCAAGAATTCCACAAATAAACAACAATTCATACCCATTTTAAATTTACAAACAAACATAAACGTATATGTGGATTTCAATCTTAAACCGCTAAGTTCCCTGGTGAATATTCCGACGACCAGCCAAATTCCGGATAGTGTTTCATTAAATGCCGGACTCATCACAGAATATATATTTTTAGACGATTCGGAAAAATTTAGATTTGCGCAATCAGCAACAAACTTGATGATTGATATGGTATATTCGATAGATAAAAATACATTTCTTACCACGACCAATGGGCAAATTGTAAACCAATCTAAAATTGATATTGAACTCCGGGAACTCAATAAACCTGTCAAATATTTTGCAATTGTGGCATATCCTGAAAACGATTTTTCAGGATTCGAATATTCAAATATTTTCGAAAAAGGAACTTTTTATATAAACAATGACCAACAATTTAATTCGAGATCAAGTGAATATTTTACATTGATCCAAACATATCAACATGGAAAACGTTGTAATTCAACTGATAATATACTGTTGTTTAGTTTTTCGCTCGACGCATTAGCTTATCAGCCAAATGGAAGTTTGAATTTTTCTCCATTCACTAAAACAAAATTTTCATTTGATATTATTCCACAAACGGATGCCAAACAAATAAAACTTTTTGCAGTATGCGTTAATTTTATAATATTTGAAAATGGACTGGCCAGAATGCTGTTTATTTAATCTTTTTTTGTAAGAGCTTTGCGACATGATAATTTATTGGATATTGACGCGTTTGACTCACGCTTTTCTGTTATTTTGTCCCATACCTTTTTTGCATCCTCGGAGCCATACATGTCTCGGAGAGATTCCATGACCATATCTTCTTTAATACCGGGAAGTTTTTTCTTTGTATTTAAAGAAAGTTTGTATCCGTTGGACACGACAACTTCATAGTTCTTGTCCGTCATGAACTCTTGGATTATGTGACCGAGCTCGTCTTTTTTCCTACGAACTTCCTTAATGCTGTCAAGCGCTTTGGAAATTTGAGCCTGAATATCAAAATACTCTTTAACACATTCCTTGAATAATGCCACTTGGTCGTCCATTGTCTTGATTTTTAGTATATTTTTTTATTAAGTTCTTTACGATTTAAACGATAAACGAAGATCCTTGTGGTGTTGAAACCATGCATCTATAGACTCAAACTCGTCGGGGAGAACATATAAAACGCCGCTCTCAGTTCCAATTTTTGCAAGATAATCGGCCTCGTCATTTCCAGGATCTCCAGAATGAGCTTTCACTTTAGAGAGGTATATGTTCCCAAATCGTTCTTTTGCCAATTGATGAACAAATTTAGATAATTTATCATATTTGGTTTTTTTGCCAGCAGTAACAAGGTTTGTAATGGAAGTTTGAGAATCCGTAAAAATTAACTTATCCACGCTAGGGTCACACATTGCGATGCCAGCAAATATGGCCCCTAACTCTAACCTGTTGATGTCTTTGATTTCGTGAGCTCTTGCGTGAAATGTGTACTTCTCATTGTTAGTATTGGTAGAAACAAAACCAACACCGCCTTTTTGCAGTCGTATAGATGCATCGGTGTAAGTAATTACGCGATTTTCTCGGATTAATATTTGTTTAGCAAAGCCATGAAGTGTGTGAATGTGCATTATCATACTTTTTATTTTATTTGATGTTTTTATCCGACGCATATTTATCTGATCTGCGATCTGTTTCCTACTATGCCCACATAGTCCTGGGGGCCCAGCTTATTCACAGTACGTGCGGTATCTCCATACATGAGCTTACCATACAATTTTGAGAACCTTTCAATTCCCGTCATATATACACCATCATATACACCATCCAGAAATAGAGATGTATGTTTGCCGTCAGTTGTAACCACCGTGGGGTTCTCTTTGACAATATCATCAAGTGCGTCTCTTTTGACAAACATAACATCCGCGCATTTGACATCCTTGATTTTGGCATATCCTCCGGCATCTGGAATTCCTGCCAGAGAGAGATTATATACAACCCCGGTGTTTTCGAGTGATTCCGTGGTATTTGCAATATTCTTTTTTACGCGATCCCAATCAATTGTAGGCATGGGATGAATACCGATCACAATGTCCTTGTCAGAATTCAATGCTTTTAGAGCAAAATCACCGGGGACACTCGTACAAAAATTGATAATATATACGGCTTTAAAATCCTTCTCGGTGTAGAGAGCTGTGAGAGCCTCGTTGTTTGTTTTGTAAAATCGCATATCGGCCTGAAAACCATTCGGAGAAGTCATGAGAGCCATTTGCAGATTCAGAACAGAAACGCAAGTTTGAAGTGCCATGTCTCCGCGCCCCTCGGTGATGATCGCGATAATTACACGGTTCACGGGTGTGCTCATTGTGCTGCAATATATAAATATTATTTGTTAAGTTATTTTACACACTGGAGTGTCAAAAAAAAAATGTTATATAATATTATTATGAGCTATCCAAAGCCGATAAAATCCAAGGCATATGGAGCTCATGAATATTGCAGAGACGCCATTTGCAAGAAAAAGTTTGGGATTTTCTCTAAAAAGACCAAAGAGATG